TCAGAATCAATTAAAGGTTTTATTTCAGAGGATATACCTTTTGAACTATAATACAATTGCTTTTTACCCAATGGATCTGTAAAGGAATATATAGAACTATTTTTATATATAATAGAGATTGCCCAGAAGCCATCCCACTTAATAGATTCAGTATATAGTTTTATTATATCTTGATTAAACGATTTAAAAATATCTTGCAAATAATGTAGATCTGATTTTGCTCTTGGATTAAGTTCTTTATAATTAAAGATCTCACCATTAAATACTAATATACAATTAGAAAATACTAATGGTTGTTTAATGCCTTGGTTATTAGAACTTAATGGCAATGAATTAAAACAAACATTCCAATTGTTATATAGTTCTTTAACCTCTTCACTTCCTCTGTGTTTAATTAGATTTGGTATAGTTTCTTTTGTTATTGTAAATCCACACATTATTTTATCATTTTGTTTAGCGTATATAAATCTGATTTAAAACAATGTAAGTTGCCAATCCATACATTCATATTGCCAGGTTGTAATCCAATTTGTGTTGCTACATGTTCTAATAAACGATACGTCATATATAAATCATTTTTAAAATGCCTAACTATATCGCAAGATCTAATTAAATAAGTAACTTCTAATTTATCATTTACACGATTAAACCAATAACCAATTGTACATGGAACACGTTCGCCATGATTAGATTGATCTTCCGGATGCCAAACAGATAAGAATGCTTGTCTTGTATATGTATTTCCTTTAAGTCTTTCTATTATATCATTCAAATCACCGTAGTCAAACCTAATGCCTTTAAAGCCTTTACACCAATACCTTTCCATATAGTTATGACTAAACTTACCACCAGATCTAAATAGATCATCATTATCTAATGATTTATAATATGGCCAATTCCTATATTCATTACCGGGATTAATTGGTTGACCATTAATTCTTTCTTTAAAATGATCCTCGGACCAAGGCATATCTTGATTTAGATCTTGTATGTTGTCAATAGTAAAAAATATATTATTTAATGAAACCATCGGATTGTTTTCATTTATTTTAATAGATTGCCATTCTGTATTACTTGAAACAGTATTGTATATTAAAAATTGTTTTATAATTTGTTTTAACTTCTTATTCATTATTAATTGTTATATCATTATCAAATTTTATATTCTCTTGATAGTTGTTTAATGCACCTATGTAAGCTGCAACATCTAATAAGTTATCTTGTTTATGAGAATGACTTTCTCTAGCTAACTTTAATGCAATTTGAAAGTTATAAATATCAAGTGTTGTAATTTCCTTATTAGAAAGTACAGATGCAATTATAGCAGCTTTTTTATTACATAAACTAAACGGACCATACTCACGTTCTTTCTCTTCAGATCGTTTGTTTACTATTTCATTTGCTTTTTCTAATATATTCATTTTGTTAGTTCTTTAAATTTACATAAAGATACAACTATTATTAGTAATACAATACCTAATAATGTACCTAATATTAATCTTGTTAGTTCTATTGCAATCCCAATTATTGTTTTCATATATTATTTATTTAAAAATGTTTCATTATAATATTCTTGTGCAGTTTTATCACTACTATATATACCTTGATTATATCCTGCCCAATAAGTATTTATTATCAGCTCTTTTTCTTTTTCAAGAAATTGCAAGTCTTTTATTGATAGTTCTATTTCTAGTTTTTTAATGCGTTCAAGTAGTGTTTCTATTTCCATCCTGTCTAATAAACTTTGTTTTAATTCGTATGGCTTCATTTGTTATTTATTTTAATTATTTCCTCCAATTGATTCCAAATATCTTTACCATTATCACCCCAATAGAAATCGCATTTATTATTTTCTAATGGTAGACCTACAAAATAACTTTGGTATATATCTGGTTTTGCATTGTATCTGTAACAGTTATCTTTATAAGGACAAATAATATTATCTACTTGTCCTTTACACATTGTTATATCTGGCATTTGTTTTTGTTTTAAAATATCCCTGCCCCTATCGGGATAACCCACTAACGATTATTAATTTAATTAGCAGGGATAGTATGTTTAAATATTTTGTAAGTATGCTGTTATTAAAAAAGCTACTACTAAAATTATTATTGCTTCTGTTTTGTATTGTTTTTGTTTCATATATTTATTTATTTAGAGTAATATCCATATACACATCTTGTACCTTCTCTTGAACAATCGTATGTATCATTAATGATACCATCAATAAGTGTTACCCAATGTTTACTAACTGCGCAAATAATAATACCTTTTGGTAATTCATCCGCTTTTAAATGTACCTTACATCCGCTACCAATTAACATTGTTGGTGTCCAATTAAATCCTAATGAATGCATGTACTTTTTGAACCAATCGCGTTTTGTGTTAATGCCTTGTGCTGCAGTTTTTTTACCTGCTTTACTTCCTTCTCTTTTGCCTTTGCGTTGTGTAGCATTGCCATTAGCAAGTACTTCATAAACTTCTTGATAAGGTTTACCTGTTGCTATACAAATTGCTCTGCATACACAATCACCTGTTGTTCCTTTGTAACCTGCTTGGTAACGACCTCCGTCGTTGTAGATAAATTGTTCCATAGTTTGTTTGTTTTTGTATACACAAATATACAACTTATATACATATAAACATCACAACATAGATAATATTCCTTAAAGAAACGTTAAATTAATGAATAACGCCCTGTACCTCTTTTTAAATTAAAATTGTTCCAAGCCAAAGCTAATGCCATTACACAGTCATCATGAAAGCCGCTTGGTGCAGAATACTTAACCCCGTTTGCAGTAAACTGATATTCAAAGATTTGTAACTCGTCAACTATAACCCCATCGGGAAAACCGATCTTACCTTGTTGTATTGCATTAGATAAGCCTTCCATTAGTTGCTGTTTACTGGAACTTGTAAACTTTAAACCTTCTATATTAATACCATCCCTTTTTAAATCTTCTAGTATAGGATCGCCTACACCTGTGCTATCTATTAAAATAGGACACATAGGTAGCCTTTTTATATTTTCCCTGGTGTTATACCAATCCATCTGGTAGCGGTCAAAATAAGCAACATTACCGCTGTTATCCAATCCTATTATTACTGTATGATCGTAGGACTTTGCTAAATCTATTCCAAAGCTAACTATCGGTTTGGAGCTGATGGGCCTAATACAATTTTGTATAAACTTATTGCCAAATGGATTTGCACTGTTTTCACTTGGGTTTGCCATGTATTCCTGTTCAAATACAACCTCCGGCAATTGCATACGTGCTTCATCTATTTCACCTTTGTCAATAAAAGGATTATCATAACTACTAAATTTAAAAGATGCCCAATCGTTTTCGCCCTGTTTCATGAACAAACTATAAAAATAGTTTTTACCACGTGGCGTTGATAAAAAGATAGCTTTGCCTTTATAATCTGTTAAGGTCGGTCTTATACTATTTTGCCATCCTGCTTCTAGATCTGGTATATAAGATGCCTCGTCTATTATAACTAAGTGAAACTTACGCCCTCTTAAATTGTCTAATCGCTCTCCTGTAAAAAATTCTATCTGTCCACCGTTTGGAAAGTCTATTTTTAAATCAGATTTGTTTTTAGGTAATTCTAAAGACTCTGTTAGTTTGCCAAAGAAAACCTTAGCCAATCCGTATGTAGGTGTAATATAAGCAACAGAGTAACCTTTTACTGCATAAGTAACAGAAAGTATTTGGGATAGTTCTGATTTACCAAACCTACGACCACACATAACAACTCTAAAACGTTTATCACATTCTAATATTTTTTGTTGGTTAGCGTGCGGATTTGGTAGAAAGATTTGCATTAAAGAATTGTTTTTCCATCTACAAAGATAACCTCAATTTTATTATCAGATTTAATATCCATTTGCTCTTTTGGTTTACCATACACTCTTGTTAATAAAGTTTCTATTGAGTATAAACTTCCTTTATTCATTGAGTTTATAATAGCTTTAGATATAGTTCTTTCCAATGCAGTTGCTAATGTATCATCCTGAATAGACTTTAATTGGTCTTCTGTCATTGCCATTAAATTTTGCATGGTGTCATTAATCTCTGATAATTTATAACCATGATCTACTAACAAACTTACCATTTTTTTAGGTCTTCCATTAGGGTTACCCGAAACCCCTTTTTGCCATTGCGCTTCTTTATAAGGAAATTGTGACATATTATTTATCTATTTTTGATTTAAAATGCTCGCATAGTTTTTCCATTTTAGAAATATAATAAGTCATAAAGTCTTTAAAACCTTCTGCGTCTTGTTGGTAATTTATATATAAAATACCCCTTAATCTTTGCGATGGCGTTTTATTAGATTCCAAATCTGTTTTAATACTATCAATATTATCTAATTCCTCTTGTTGAAAGGACTCTTCCTTTATTGCTATATAACAAAATCTTTGGTTAAGTTGAAATACTTGTGCTGCATCATTAGGTGACATTTCTTGTGTTCCAAATGTTACTTTAATTGTTTTATCCTTTCTGGATGTTAAGTTTTCTATTTGTGCAGGTATTATAATCATCCTAGTTTTTCTTTATGTTTTTGTTTTAAAAATTCCATATGTTGTTTTTTATCCCCGTATTGTAAATGATGTTCTCTACACAGTGCCATTAAGTTTTCTATTATATCTAATTGTTTTGTTCCGCCCATACCTCTTGCTTCAATATGATGAATGTCAACTGCTTTTGTACCACAAACTTCACAAGGTATAAAATCATCCCCGGTGTAAGCAAAATGATTTAAATATACTTTAGTGTGGTTTCTCATTGCCAATTAGTTTATTATAAATAGCAAATCTTTTATTATTTATTGCCTCAAAGTTAAACTCCCTATCGCAGAACTCGAATAGATTTCGTCCGTATTCTATCCTAGCTGCTTCATCAAAGGTCAATAGCTTAATCCATTTATACCAATCAGTTTGTTTATTAACATAGCAAACAGGCATATTTTTATAAGGATGCACATTGCTAACTATGGCAGGGTTTTTTTTTGCAGCCGTTTCTAATACCTTTAAATTAGATTTCATTGAACCAAATTTATTTTCTACTAAAGGAATTAAACTTATATCTGAATCAGCATAAGCACCCATATATTTTGTTATTTCTGCATAGTCATAGATGGTCGGATTTAATTTTAATCCATTTGTAAATACCCCTATCATTCTATCCCATAAATGTTTTTCGCCTAAATTATATCCTGCAATAACTGTACGAACGGGGAAATTTATTTTTTTTATTGGTTGTCGTAATATATCTATATCAGGAACGTGTGTACCGGAACCTGACCAAAACAATCTAACCATATCTGATTCTATCTTATTATCTTGAAACTGCTCTTTGCCATAAGGTATAGCATTAGGAAGTATTTCTACATTAGGATTATATACTGCTATTTCTTCTGCTAACCTTTCGTGTGTACAGGTGCAAAGGTCTGCAATTCTAATAAAATCTGTTATCCTTTGTGTAACATCACTATCTCTATATCTATCAGATAAAATATGTGAAGGTGGTAATATCCAATAGTCATCATTATCAACTACTAACTTAAAGTTGTATTTATTACGCATATCCTCAAGCATACTTATTTCAGTATGTGCTAAAAATCTATTAAATATTACTATGTCATAATTGTTATCAAATACTGCTTCATTAATTGTATCTGTAATCATACAATAATCTTTCTGCATATTAACTAATGGCATCATTATTCTATGATAACCTACACCGCTAAACTTACTTGTTATTGCTAGGATTCTCATAAAGGAAGGTAATAAGATTTGCTGCCATTTGAATAATTTGCTACATTACTAGTATGTAATCCCCAAGTGCTTTTAACTAATTCATTCTTGTTATAACCATAAGCATCTATTCCATTCTGTTCTATGTGTGTAGCATAACCTGTACGAATATATTTAGTATATAATCCTGCTGCTCTAACTCGTGTACAATAATCTAGGTCAATTGCTCCGTATGGGTCAAGTGCAGTATTGAACGCGCCTACATTTTTAATTACTTCTTTACTTATTGTGAAGTTCCCTATTATATCTGTTGTGTCATCAAATCCATTTACTAAAGGAATAGCACAAATTCCTATCATTTTATCTTGCATAAATTCATTCCTAACCTTTAACCAATTATCGGGTTCTAATATATCATTAGATAACAAAGTAACATATTGAATATGGCTAAAGTCTATTTTATTTAAACCTACATTAATAGCATTAGCTATACCTTTTTCTTTTACTATTACAACTTGTTCAATATCTGTTCCTGCATTAGATAAATTAATACCTAATGTTTTAACGCTATTGTTTTGATAGTTTAAAAATATTACTGCGTTCATTTAATTATATTTTGTCCTAATGATTTAGCAGGTACACCTGCATATTTTGTATATGGTTCTGATCCTCCTTTAAAAAATGCACTTGCCCCAATCATACAACCTACTTGTACTTTGCTAAATTGATGCAATACTGCATTTAATCCTATATTAGATTTTTCACCTATTACAGAATGCCCGCCAATTTTAGCACCGCAACTAATTGTAACATTATTATTTATTGTGCAATCGTGTCCTATATGTGCGTGTTTCATAATGAAACAATTATCACCAATATATGTAGCTTGTTCTGTACCTGCATCTATTGTAACTAATCCTGTAATTATATTGTTACTTCCAATAATAACTTTATTTGGTTTTGTATTCCAATATTGTTTATGTTCAGCAGTATCACCAATAATACAATAGGCTCCTATATAATTATTATCGCCTAATATAACATTATGACCTATAATTGCTGTTGGATGTATTTTGTTAGCCATTTTTTTTCTTTCTAGTTTTTTTAATTATAACTTGTTCTGGTTCAATTACTTCTATAGATTTGTTTTCTATTGGTAAACTTTCATAATATCTATATAATCTTAAAATCATTTCCATTCTACAATCACCGCACCAAATGGTAAGTATAAAAGTAGGGTTAATATATGTTTTATAAATATGCTCATACATTTTAAGTACAGGCAAATCTAGGTTTCTTACATAACCACTTAAAGCAGTTTCATAATTATTATAGTGTTCTTTTAAAAATTCTCTGTGTTCTAGTTCCATATTTTATAGATTAATGTTTCAGTAATAGCACCTAAAAATCCGGATATAAACAATACACTCGCTAAATCCAAAACTAATTTAGGTGAGAAATATAATACGACCCCAACCCACGCAGCCAAACAACTTCCGCAACTGAAAGGTTTGAAGTTGATTCCCCATTTACGATGAAGGTTGTGGATAGTAATAAAAAATAATGATGCACAGACACTTGTTATAATTATTTGAATCATTTCCGAATATGTTTTTTTAGTTCGTTTTTGGTTTGTTTTAAAGTCCTTATAATTGACATATATGGTATTCCTGTTTGTCTACTTAACTCTTTTGCATTTTTATTAAAGTTAAAGGTATATAAATTTAATATCTCTTTTTGGTACCAATGTAGTTTTTCTATACCTTGCTCCATTATATCAATTACACTTTCTTGTTTATTATCAGCCATGTCTTTTTCTACATATTCAGAAAAATTTCTATATTTTTTCCAAAATCCACTTCTACCTGACTTAATCATATTTAACATAGTACGTACTATATAGAATCTAATTTCACCCCTTTCATATAAACCAAATAATTTAGACTCGTCCATTTCTAATAAAACTAAAAAAACTTCTACCTTTAAATCATACTGCAATTCCTCGGGTTGCATTTTCGCAAATGCTTGATTTACCTCTTCGTTTAACCAAAATTGCTCTATAATTTTATTTTTGTCCATTCCACTAAAGCAGCTTTGTTATCTACTTCAGTACAAATGTATACAATTCCACCACATTTATGTATATCTTCCAATCTTTCTTTTTGTTCCTTGCTTAGTTTATCCCCTAGTTTTTTTACCTCAATCGCTACATAAGTTCCATTTGGTGAGTAACCTTGTATGTCAGACCATCCCTTTTCTACTGTTCCTTTACGCTTTCCGTATGGAATATTATTAACTCTGTTAAGTCTAAAACCAATGTAACCTAGATTTAATTTTGCCCATTTGGTAAGTTCGTTTGCTGAAATATCCATAATTTATCGTAAAATTCTTTGGTAAATAAAAGTCGGTTAGTATTAGTTTCTAAATCTTTTAAAGATAAATAGCAATCTTTTAGATTTGATGTATAGCACCATTTTACAACCCCGTAATGTGTGTACCTAACTTGGTAGGTTTTCAAAGTATTGGACAAGTGCTAGTTTTTTACATTGTGTGTCAATAAAGTTTTCGTCTTTAATCCTTTTATTAAATTCCTTTGCATCAGTGCCATACATTTTTTGTAATCGTTGTGCGTTATCTTCCTTAACTATTCTAATTATTTGGATCATTTGTTCTGGTTCAAATTTTAACTTTCCTTGTTTTAGTAAAATGTCGAATACCCTTTCCGCATTAAACACTCTGTTAAAGTCGTTTTTAGGCGATTCTAACCACTCTTTCTGTGTAAACAATACAATATCTTGATCTGTAAGTTTAGGTGGTTCTATTTCATTTGTAATAGGTTTTGCTATTTTTCTTACTTCATTTGCTTTTTTAGTATATGCTAACATTATTTGACCAATAAACTTAGGACTAAACTTTTCATAATGTTCTGTACTGCAATCTAACTTACCCTGCACTGCCATCTTAAAAGCTATTCTAAATTCTTGAATAGTATATAATGGATAGCTTGTTCGTATAAAATCTTCTATGATAGTCATTTCCTCTTTATCCGGATAGTTTTTAAATCCTAACAAAGTAAATATATAAGCTAAGTTTTCCCTTAGTGTTATAGGTGAAACTATATTAAGTTTATCCCCGTTAAATGATTTAAGTATTTCATTATCAACTATGTACCCACTCTTTAAGGGTTGCCATTCGTTGCTGACTTGAAGCGGTTGCGCTAAATGTTTTTGTATTTCCATATCTTAATTTGTTTTTAATCCAAGTATTAACTCTACGTTTTACATCAAAAAACTTTTCTAATTCATACCGCAATTTACCTTTTTTATTTGGTTCACACCAATATTCAATAAATTCATTGTAAGAATCGCCAAGCAATTCACGATACTCTAATATATTATTAATAAATAAATCATTACCATTTATAGTTACAGTTTCAGTTTCCATATGTTTAACATATGATTCATCATATGACGGATCATATGATTCCTCATTTTTTATATTTTTAACTGAATTCCTATTATTTCGTCTACTTTCTGTATAACTTTTTCTACGGTTAGTTTCGTCATACATTTTTTTATTATAATAAAAATCATCTTCTTTTATAAACTTACAAAAAATTTCAGAATCATATGTTCCACATACGCGATACATATCTTTATCAGTTAACTTACCTTTTTGGTGTTGTAAACATAAAAGTCTTATATATTTACCAACTTGTTCATCTGTTAAAGTATATGTACCGCTTAGAAAATCAGAGGTGTAAAAAAGTACTGCAGGATCTTTTGCCATTATTAGTTTTTTGTTACAAATATATTATATTCCTGAATACTCTTTTCAATCTCCTCCATTTTTAATCTATACCAATCTTCTGTTTCCATTAGATTTATTGCTGTTTTAATATTATATAAAACTGTGGTATGATCGTTAACTCCTACATAAGGAGCAATTTCCTTTAATGATAAATGAGTATATTTTTTTAAAATATAAGTTGCAGCCTTTCTTGCAAAAACAACTGCGGACCTTCTAGATTTAACTGAAATATCCTCATCAAATACATCAGAAACCAACTCTACTAATTTGGGTGCCATAATAGTTGTAGATCCCTTTTCTATTATTAAATCGTTTTGTATTATACCAATTTGGGATAATGTTTTATGAAAAACTCTCATCCCGTGCAATTGATTTTTATAACACTGTATTAGATCTTTGTGTAATTGTTCCATTTTAAAATTCTAAGTCGTCGTTTATAATAGGTTTTACTTCATCCGGTTTAACATAATTATTTTCATAAATTTGGTAGTCTGGCTCACTATCTTTTTTCTTATAGGTGTTTACCCACATAGTGTACTTTTGACCTTCAATTGCAAAATTAATTACCTCCCCTTTTTGTGTTTGTTTTTTCCAAGCACCATACTTCTTTTTTACTTGCTCTTCCATTAGTTTTTATTTTTTAATAGTGAATATTGTGCAACATATCTTGTATTGCGTTTTGTTCCTACATTAACTATATCTGTTTTAATGTTATGTCCTTCATCGCGAAGGTTAAAAATTAATGCAGCTAATCTTAATGTACCATACTTTTTTAATGCTACTAATGGTGTTAGCGGTTGACTTTTAAGGTGGTTAAGCACCATGGTTTGTTGACTCATTTTGTCGGTTTTTAATTTTAGAAAAATTGTATTGTTTGTTTAAAGAAATTGCATTTTCAATTGGTTCTTTATTACTGTATCTAGTAGATACTTTTAATTGTTTAAACCATTCATTCTGTGTTAGCTTTTCATCAGGTATAGCTATTCTGCTTATTTTAATACCCCAAATGTTTTCCATAGTTATTTGTTTTGGTTTTGATTAATACTTCTTAAGGCCTTTTCATATTGATCTAAGGTTGTTAAAGCACTGATCTTAATAGCAACTTTTTGTTTCATATTTTCATCCCAAGATGTATTTTCAAGCAATATAATTAATTCCATTCTTTTTTGTTCTCCTACCTCATCTTGATGATTATTAGTAGCATCTGAATCTTTTGTATCATCTATTGCAAATAATCCATTGAGTGCATACTTACGTGCATAGCTAGAAGCACTACCTGTTATTTGCGCTGCGTCCATTCCTTTTTTTACTTCCTCTTCTCTTGCCCATCCGTAAACTTGTATAGGTAACTCCTCGTTATTTTCATCAATTAGCATAGCAGTTGCCCTTACATATATTCTTTCAGCTACTTGTATAATTTCATCACTAATAAGCAAAGCGCAATTGTTTTTAAATAATATGGGTTTTACTGCTTCAATAATGTCTTCAGCACTTCGGTATTTATATTTACCAAAGTTGTTTGTTTGATTTTTTGGCGCTTTTAATTCTGCCTGAATTTTTACTAATTTCATAGTTTGTTTTTTTTATTTATTAATAATCACCGTGTTCCTCAAATACTTCTGTTAGATCTGCTAATCTTGTATAACCCTTTGGTGGATTAAGTTCTGGGATTTTAATATTATAATGTGTTCTATAATATTCTCCAAATGCTTTTCTTGCTTGTTGATATTTTTCATAATATTCTGCATTAAAATACAAGTAACAATTTTCATATTTCCATTTCCAATAATCTAAGTTAACTCCTAATTCATTTAGTTTATGATCTTGGGTTAAAGCATGTCTCATTTTAAATAGTTTTGGTTTCTAAAATTGTTTTAACAGGTTCTAAACTTCCTCCATTTGCTAATGTAGTAAATTTTTCATAAGCAACTTCTTTATCAAAGCTACCCGAATCACTAATATAACACTCATCAATAGCAGTGTAATACCAAATGTCGTTAGAATTATATCTAACTTGTTGTACAAATTCAATTTTTTTCATAGTTTGTTTTTTTTAATTAATTAATGCGTGTTTAAATTTTTTAATCATTTCATCAAATGCTTTATTAGTTTTTTTAATTTCTAATAATTCGTCCTTTGTTAATTTTTGTTTCATGGTTTTATTTTTTATTATAAAAAGAATAAGATAATTGATTAGCAAATTGTGCAAAGTATCCATTTTTTTTAGCATATTTATTTGCTTTTCCTGCATCTTCAAAAGGAAGCAAATCTATAAAAATAGAGTCTTTGTTTATAAAATTAAAAGGCCCTTTAAAAATAAAATAATGAGGATTTTTTATATTCCCTAGTATTTCTTTTTTAATAGTTAATGTTTTCATATTTTTTAGTTTGTTAACACAAATATACATCTTTTAGACAACATACAACAAAAAAATTTTATTCTAACTAAACTTTAACATATATGGATTTTATATACTACCATCCTGTAAAGGTAAATCAATAGTATCATCTATCTTTCGGTAACCTTCATTCCATAAAACTTTGGTTAATATTACACTTTTACGAATAATAGTTTGCTCACTATCTTTAGGATTTGTCAAGTGCATTAGCTCGTGAATTAAAACCTCAAGCATCTTACGACCCTTTAGCCTTTCATCAATCTCTATAATCCCATCACTTGATGAAATGCCATAAGCCTGTTCCTTACCTAGTTTACGATATATGATTTTTATTTTCACGACTTTAACATTGCTTCATCAGGTCTGTCAATCTCTTTAACTTGGATTCTTTGTCCACCTCTTAACTTGGCTAACATCTTTGATATTTGATTCTCTACTGCATAGTACTCCTGCAATCTAGCTACTAACCAAGATTCCTGTTCGCTGATTGTCCACTTGTTAAATCCCTTTGGCATTTTCATCCTTTTTAGTTTTTATAATTTTTTTTAAATAGATTGCTAAATCTAATGCTTCTTCGTATGCGTGTTGTAACCATTGTTCTTGAGTTAAATCTTTTCTATCCATAGTTGTTCCATACTCCATACGACCTTTCTCCTCTCTATATAGCAAATCATCTATAATTGAATATAATAGTTTACTCATTATTTATCAGTTTTTGAGTGCATTTTATTGCAGGTTTTACAAATGTATTGAATTTTCTTAACCCCTGTTGCAGTTGTTCTGCGTTGGTTAATTATTATATCATCACTTCCACATTCAGGACAAGTACCCTTATCCTGTCCAAAAATTACCCCATAATGGGTTTTAGCAGGTATATGATTGTTTAGTGCTTTGTGTACCTTTTCTAATAGTACTACATCTTGAATGCAATAATCTATCATAGTATTCATTGCAGTCTTATCATTCTTCAACATTATGTCCTTCCATAAGTCAAAGTTGGTATGGTTCTTTTGTCCTAACCCTAAAAACTTACCTATGTAGTCAAGCCTATTTGAATTAAATCTAAATTTAGACCTAGCAACTTTTAAAGTATCTATTGTATTGTATGTAGGGAACATCTGTATATTATGAAATAGACATCTCGTTCTAATCCACGACAAATCAAACTTGTCTCCATTGTGTCCTACTAATTCATCTGCAGTATTAGCAATTGCAATAAAATCCTGTAGTAATTTTTTATCATCCTGTTTCTTATCCCATTGCAAATAGTATACATCTTTGTCATCTTCCCACTTATAGCAAATGCAAATGACTGCTCGTTCCTTAATTATGTTCTCTGTTCCTATTTGTAATTTAAAACCTGACTGCCAAAATAAACCAATGTTTGCAGATACTTCAATATCAAAGTATAGCCTTCTCCGTTTTGTTTGTAGCATTAAAAATGTTTGTAGTGTGTAGAACCATTTGTTTTATATGCTATTAAAATTTCCTTTCTATGCCTATTTGAATAAGAACAATGAACCCAATCAGGGTTTGTCTCATTGCCAAATTCCCAAATTAATTGGTCAAAAGGAAGTTTATCTTTTATGTAATGAAATATCTCTGCATTGGTTACACCATAGTTAGTGCCATCCATATCTATATCTATTGCCTGTCCTAATGAGTGCTGCGAAGTATTAGACCCCCCTATTTTGGCATTTAATTCTTTTGACCTATAACCACTTGAAATTAAAATAGGACACCTAAAATTGGCTCTAATTGGCTCAAATATGTTTTCAGCTAGTTCTTTTAGGTTAGCTATGTGTTCAGGTGATGGCATATTACTAATGCCATTACGCTTTGCGGATTCACTACGAATAGCCTCTGCTAATGTAAGATGTTCAGATATGACCATAAAAATCGTTTAATAATTATGTATCCAATTAAAATGCCAAATAAACCCCAAAAACGCCACATCCACTTATTGCTAGTCTCTTTATTAATTTGAGAATTAACCTTGTAAAAACGCACCGAATCAAGTAATATGCCTACCCTACGAGTATCTACTATATAACCTGTGTGAATTTGATGAACCTTAACAGTCTTAACTATTGTTTTAGCAGCCTCTTTAATGGTTATATATTCTTTGCCGTTAATAGTAATTGTATCTCTTTGGTAGTTAGTAATGGTATCAATAAGTAAGGTAGTGTCATATTTAGTCATTATGGTAGTGTCATTAGCACAGGGTCTAGTTTTTTCTAGTTCCCTAAATACTCGTTCACTACTTTCAAGATTATTTAATACTGTGCGTTCAGCCTTCTTAATTGGGTTGCACCCTACCATAAATAATGCCAAGATTAAGATTATCTTATTTACCATACCTTTTATCGTTTGGATTTATGTAGTTAATAATGATAGGCAAAATTGATATAATTCCTGCGTTTAAACAATCTTTTAATGTTATTAAATAAATATCCCCCTTGCTCATTATCATTGTAAGGATGGCAGATAAGAATATTTTAACCCAAGAACCATAAATACTATTTAGGAACTTCATCATTTTTAATCTTTTTAGTTGCGTTGTAATAATAACGAATGGCAAATAAACCACTGATAATAGCAGTGAACCCTGCAAATAAAGTAACAAAGGGTTGAACCTGTGTTAGTGTTAAGGATGCAGCCGTTAAGCTAATCCCTGTATTAATGAGTGCACTGCTACTATCTTGTGTCATTACAATTCTTCTTCTTCTTCTTTAATAAATGTGATACCTGTTGTCCAACTTTCAAGGAAACTAAAATGCTCTAAACCTTGTGGGTTAACCACAGGAATAGGAGTAAAGTCAAATTCCTTGTTGCTTAATTCCTTAACTTGTTCAGTTAATTTCTTAATAGCTTCTTTGGTGAAACGATATTCACCTTTCTCATTAAGCACTAAACAATCCTTGTCATCTACTTGAGCATTGTCTAATCTTAATTCCTCTACTTTAGCTTGATAATCTTCGTGATGGGTTTTAACCTT